CTTCGATGAGTCAGCACAGCTTTAACCTCCCAACATATCCGCAAACAGGGCAACGTTAGTATCATTCTTAACTACACTCAGGTTCTTGCCCATCACCTGTTCAAACTTACCGATTAACGCTTTTGCATCCTTAATAGCGGCATTGCGAACCGCGTCATTACTGCGTAGGTCTGATAAGTCATATTCGAGAAGAACTCTGCATTCGGATGTCAATGCTATCAACTTAGGGTCGCCGGTAATATTCAGCGCGGGCATTACATCGATTAGACATTCTATATTATCTTTTAGAGAGTTGTTGAACTTCTTGATTTCCTTATCGCCGAACTGCGCCAGCGTGGTGGCCATTTTAGAGACCACGTCAAACAAGCGTGTATATGCCTCGGTCATGCCGGCCTGTATGCGAGCCTCGGTCGATGACTTGGCAATCTCGCACAGCTTGTCCACTTCTTCCTGCGGTATGCCATCGACCACGCGGAAGTCTTCGGAGTTCGGCAGTGTCGCCACGTCCAGGCTGATTGAGAATTTACTGCGCACTTCATTTTGGCCGGGATAATCGTTCGGGTTGAACATCGCGTTCAACGTGAACTTGGCGTTCTCATACGCCTGCCCATAGGCTGCGATAAACGCATCGACCAGATCGTAGAACTCGCGCTGCCGGTCGCCGACCTCGATCATGAATTCAAGGTGCCGCTCGGCACGCCCGATGCGCTCGCCGTTGTCGCCCCACGGCAGCGTGTTGGCATATATCCACGCACGGAATGTCGTCGCATATTTATGCACGGCATCCAGTTCCGCCGAGTCGGGGAGCAGTTGCTTATGCACGTTGGCCGCGCCTTCGATTACGCCCGCATTGCTATTGACCTTGGCGCTCTCAGCCTTGTCTTTCTTCCTTGCCGTCCACACCGATACGGAGGGGCGATACAGTAAATTTGAGTTGTGATATTTGCTCATACAGTCCTCCGCTCAAAGTGCCGATACAGCGCCTGTGCCTGGCCCCACAGGGCTAAGGCTTCTTTACACTGCCTGACCCCATCGGTACAAATATCACGCCCTCGGGCACGCTCGGCGCAATTCCCCGCAGCAATCATCGCTTCGCCCTCGTCCATCAGTGCTTGACCTTTCTCCCAAAGGGCGTCGCCGACATCGTAAAGTTTCTTACCCTCTTCCCATACGCAATTACATCCATTGGCGCTATGCAGGATAGTCATATCGTTCTCCATTAGATAGTGTGCATCCGCCCGGGTCTGTATCCCAGGTTATCGTGCAAGCTGGTCCGAACTCGGCCAGTACAGCTTCGGTCCAGAGTTTGTTCCCTTCGGTCCAGAGTTTGTTCCCTTCGGCGTAGAGTTTGTTCCCTTCGGCGCGGAGTTTGTTCCCTTCGGCGCGGAGTTTGTTCCCTTCGGCGTAGAGTTTGTTCCCTTCGGCGTAGAGTTTGTGCCCTTCGGTCCAGAGTTTGTTCCCTTCGGCGCAGATTTTGTGCCCTTCGGCGCAGATTTTGTGCCCTTCGGTCCAGAGTTTGTGCCCTTCGGTCCAGAGTTTGTTCCCTTCGGCGCAGATTTTGTTCCCTTCGGCGCAGATTTTGTTCCTGGCCTGCCACTCGTCCAGTAAAGTCTGACCATGCAGGACATTGTGCGCGCGGCGATTATCGGTAGCAAATGTCATCGTCTTCCCCCCTTGATAGCGCTGCATGATCTTGTGACAACGAATTCGCAAACCCGCGCATGTGGGGATTGAACGTAATGCCCTCGTCATGCATCCACACCGATATCGTTCGCTTGCCCTGCGCGCTGATAATGCCCGCTTCAAACAGGCGCTTCATGAATATGGGCACGATGGTATTGATCCGGCCCGGCGTCGTCGGTCTGTACGCGGCAGTTGTCAGGAAATAACCGTGTTCTGTTTTCTCCGCAACACGTGTGCCTACAATATCCTTGACCATGACGAAGCTGAACTGCTTGCCATTAGCGGGCTTCTCGAAATAGAAGTTTGCCCGCATCTGTTCAACGAAGGGCTGGCCTACCTTTTTGATTGGTAACGACTGGCCGGATTTAATACATCCGCATGACTTGGTGGCACCAGTGCGCAGCTTGTCGGCGCGTATCAGTTTCCATTTGCCACAAACACATTGGCATTGATACTGCTTGGCTCCGCGATCCGTATTGATGTAACGGCTATCTACTTTTAGGTATCCGAACTGCCGACCTACCATTGGATCGTCCGGGTTAACGCCCGTGTATGTGGGTAAATTCTTACTTAATTTCATGATATTTTCCTTTCGATTTGGGATTTAAATCGCATAAATACTCACATAGATCGTACCATAGGTCGGTTTCGATTGGGCGTATTATTGCGTGAATACGGGCCATAACGCCACACAATGCCATAAATGCAGGCCGTATATGCGTTGATTTAAGCGGCATAATCAATACGAGATATCGGGATGTGGTGCGAGTATTTATTAGGGGAAGCTATATTCTATGCGGTATTCAGAGGAGGGCTATGTATCAAACATCATGCGTAATGGATATTCACGTTTTTTCAGAGGACTACCATATATAGAAGTATATTGTAGTGTGAGGGTGAGTAGTGGTAGTGGTGCGATGGCGTTTTGGCGCTCACTCACCTTACCTCACAATATGATCCTATTAACATACCCTCTCTAAAAACCCTGCTTAGTGGGTTATATAGCTTAAATTAAGATAAAAACTTACTACTCTTCATAGACAAATTGTTTGGAATAGTTGCACCAATCCGGGCCATACTGCCAGCTTATTCAGCTTATTGGTGATCCGTGGTATCTGGCAGCTTACGTGGTCCGACTATTGGCATTGGCCTTAGGCATACGTGTTGGTAGGTGGCAACATTCCCGTCTAGTAGGACTCCCTCGTACGCGAGATAAATTACTTGGCAACGATGAATTCAAGTAAATACACACAAATGCAACTATTTACTTGACAATGATTTATAGGGAGAGGAGGATAGGGGCTGTACTAAAACTTATTGGGGAGAAAATGAGATGAAACTTATATTGACCACACTACTCGTCAGCATGTTGGCAGCATGTGCAACGCATGGCGACCCTTGCGACGATCCAAGCCTGCACTGCAACTTCGTGCATCCATTGCCAGCGCATGCCACGCATGCTGTAATGCAAGCTGATGGCACTGTGCAACTTACTGGGAGATATTGAGATGAAAGATTTTTTAGGGGGGCTAGCTCTTATCGTAGCCCCGTTGCTACTGCTAGCCTGGCTGGCTTTGCTGGGCACGCTCAGCTTTGCCATCGTGTATCACGTACTCGGGTGGTTGCCATGAGGATCAAACACACCTTGCAGAACGGTGACGTGGTCGTAGACGAGTTCGCCAATGCCCGGCGCGTCGATACGGCGCCCTATCGGAACGGCCTGCGCTTGACGCGGCTCGATGCTGAAGACCGCATCATCGCCAGCTTCCCAACACGTTCTATCCTGACCATATATTACGGAGGACATCATGCTGCTAAGGCTTAGGGTCTACCTGGCGCGCCGATCTATCCGGCGCTGGGATGAGCATGTAGCGGCTCTGAAGAGGGCTGAGATCGATATCCTGATGACACGGGTTGTCATCGCCGGCGAGCAGGCCAAGCGGCGCGCAGCGCTGGCAGCATTGGTAGGCAAGGGGGGGGTGTTATGAAGGTCATACGCAGCGATCTCGACCCTACCATGCTCGTCGATGTTGACACAGGGGAGATGACTATCTGCTCCTCGACTGATCATGCCAACCGGCTTATAGCCACGATCAACTCTGTTGATAGGCTCATAGCATCCCTGACCGATGCCGCGGCGCTTATCACGGCCAATAACGCAGACCTGATCCTGGTGCGCGATAAGCTGAGGGAGTTGAATGCGACGTTTGAGATGCGGTCAACACTCAGCAAGATGCAAGGCAAGTGAGGATGTAGGAGCTGGCTTAGGTCGTTACGGATTCGGGGCGGCTCCTACAGGAATAAAACCGCTTTTACATTTCCACAATTGTCATACCCGCCCAGATATTTCCTAAACCAAAAAGTGGAATTCCGATCTATAAATAACTAGTTACGTTAATACTAAGTAGCCACCTATACTTTTACCTTAAAATAATATAAGCCTGGAAACACGTTCCGGGATACCAACCCCCACAAAAGGAAATTATCATGGCAAAATCAGGCGGTATTTTTCACTCGGTGCCTAAAGGCGTGCAGCCCCCAGCACAGTCGAGCGCTCCCCAAAACACGTCGGTAGGATCTGGTTCGCGGCCTACGAAGAGTAAGATCAAGATCGATTCCTCAGCGCCTATGGACGCCTATGGTCTGGATGGCCGTAAAACAAAAGGTTCGCTGGGCGGCTGATTTACGGTAGGATACCCACAATCCCCCGGATATCCTACCAAGCCTAGAGGCATACATGAATACCAAGACCCCTTCCAGCAAATTACCCCCCAAGAAGAATAGTGGTAATAGCGTTGGGAAGGGTGGCTTTACAAAGACTCCACAACGGCTTGTCCGCATAAAAAAATTCGTCGAGGCGTATGTGGAGAACGGCGGGTACGGCGCAAAGGCCGCCATAACGGCCGGATACTCGCCTAAGTCAGCATCGAATACCGCGACGGCAATGCTGCGCGACCCCCTGGTAAAAAAGGTATTGGCAGAACGGAAAGCCCAGTTCGAGGCTGAGTTAAAAGCTAAGCACGGACTGACCATCGAGTCTGTGCTTAGGGAGGTGCGTCGGATCGCGCTTGGCGATATCCGCAAGTTGTACAATCCCGACGGCACCATGAAAGCGATCAAAGATTTGGACGACGATACGGCGGCCATGATCGCATCCATCGATCAGGAAGTATTGTTCGGCCCCGACAAACTGGCGATAGGAGCTTTAAAAAAGATAAAGCTGTTCGATAAGAATTCCGCCTTGGATAAAGCCATGAAACATCTCGGCTTATACGAGACCGACAACAAGCAGAAGCCGGTATCCATCAACATCTCCATAGATGACTCAGGGGTTTTGTAGTGGACAATGTACCCGTTCAGGAAAGCGTGTTTTGCGTTACTGCCAAGCAGACCGAAGCACTGCGCCTGATAGGGTCGGAAGCTCCCCACGTGTTGCTCGTGGGGGGTAGTCGTAGCGGGAAAACGTTTATCGCCATGCGCGCGATTGTCATTCGGGCTATGGCTGCGGATGGCAGCCGGCACGCAGTCTTGCGGTTACGATTTAATCACGTGAAGAGCGCTGTGGTGCAGGATACGTTCCCCAAAGTGATGAAACTGTGCTTCCCGAGCGTAGCGTACACGCTGAACAAGACTGACTGGATTGCCGAGTTCCAGAATGGGTCGCAGATATGGTTCGCCGGCCTAGACGACAAAGAGCGAACCGAGAAAATTCTGGGCCAAGAGTACGCGACCATTTTCTTGAATGAGTGTTCCCAGATACCATACAATTCGCGCAATATTGCTGTGACGCGACTGGCCCAGAAAGCCACTTACCTGGTGGGCGAAGAGCGACGGCAGTTGCGCAGGAAGATGATTTACGACTGCAACCCCCCAAGTCAGGCCCATTGGATATACAAACTTTTCGTCAAGGGTATCGACCCGGATACCCAGGTAGCTGTTGACAGGCAGCAGCTTGCTTATATGACAATGAATCCTACGGATAATACGGCCAATCTGCCGGAAGACTATGTGGAAACATTGTCGCGGCTGCCGGCGCGTATGCGCATCCGCTTCTTGGAGGGGAAGTTTGCCGACGTAACCGAGAACGCCCTATGGTCTATCGACATGATCGAGCGCAACCGATCGGGCGATACCGAGCTGCCGGATATGCAGCGGATTATCATCTCAGTCGATCCGTCCGGCGCTGGGGATACAGAGAACACAAGCAACGACGCCATAGGGATTATCGTGGTGGGTTTAGGCACTGATGGGAGGGCGTATATTCTCGAAGACTTGACGGTCAAAGCTGGCCCCTCGGTATGGGGTACTGTAGTGGCGAACGCGTTCGATCGGCATGGCGCCGATCTGGTCGTAGCGGAAACGAACTTCGGTGGCGAAATGGTGAAGTTTGTTATACGCGCGGCCAAGCCGGGGATACCGTTCAAGAAAGTGGTGGCATCCCGAGGCAAGGTAGTGCGCGCCGAGCCTGTGTCATACTTGACCGAAGAGGGAAAAATACGCTTTGTCGGAGTGTTTGCCGAGCTGGAAGACGAGTTATGTGCTATGACTACGGCCGGATATGTCGGTAGTGGCTCACCTAACCGCGCAGATGCACTAGTCTGGGGTATTATAGAAATATTCCCTGGTATAGCCAAAGCGAGCCGGCGTGAGTCGAGAGGACCGGTAAGGCGCCACGATAGCGGTGGAGGTGGTTCATGGATGGGTGTTTAAAAATTACAGGTGCGACAATGGATGCAAGTACACTAGGACTACCACAAGGGGTTGTCAAAGCTGAATACATCGACGGGATGCGCGAAGTAGTTGCATATGACTGTATCAACGATAGGTACATGGCACGGTGGGATACGGTAATAGCCGGGCAAAGACACGAGCATTTTCCTCCAGTCATTTTCGGTAAAGTTTTCGAGCTGTGGCTAGCGCAGGAGCGCTGGGAGGCCAGAGCCAAGTTCGAAGACATCGAGGCCGCACATGCGAACCTACACGCAATTTAAATATTGGTCTATCGTCGAGGGAGGCAATGTGCTACGTATTTCCATGCGCAACGATCAACGAGACGAGTTATTCGTGATCGTTCCCGTAGCGGCTACGTCAGGTCGGGCACTGCGCCAGGCGCGGGAGCGCGGACTGGATGCTCTGTCGGTTGCGATCGATAGCGAATACCCGCCAGGGCAGGTGTTTCTAAACGGAGAAGGGTAAGATGGCACAAGATCCTATGCAGCCCGCGGATAATGGCAAAATCGGTATGCCGGGGATCAACACGTCGATGAATAAGCTCCCACCGGGTGACAATGCGCCGGCCAAGAATACCAAGGGCGGTGAGAACGAGGATGATAAGCAAAAACGGAATCAGCATGCTAAGTCCAAGCGCGATGAGCAGAAGATTTTAGCTACTGCACGTAAACGCTTCAAGCGTGCTGTTGAGGCTGAGGGCGATAACCGGTCCATGGCACTGGAGGATTTAAAGTTCAAGGCTGGCGATCAGTGGCCGGCCGACATTAAACAGCAGCGCACCAACGATCGCCGGCCCTGCCTGACGATCAATACTATCCCGACCCTCATCCACCAAGTGACGAATGATTTGCGGCAGAACCGGCCGGCGATTAACGTGTCCCCGATGGGGAGTAAGGCCGATAAGGAGGGGGCTGAGGCCTTCGCCGGCATGATCAATGCCATCGAGCGGGATTGCCAAGCCGATATCGCCTACGACACTGGGATTACCTCAGCCGTGGACATCGGGTTCGGATACTGGCGCATCATTACCGAATACGAGCATGACGATACCTTCAACCAGGTAATTTGCGTGAAGCGTATCCGCAACGCGTTCCGGGTATATCTCGATCCCGAGCGGCAGGAGCCGGATGGCTGTGATATGAAATGGGGGTTCATTACCGATCTGATCAGCCGGGAGGAATACAAGGCGACTTACCCCGGTGCGCATCCGATGGGGTGGACAGAGAAGGGCATCGGCGACGAACTGAAGAACTGGATACAGCGGGATTTTATTCGTGTGGCCGAGTATTTCACCATCGAGCATGAGATGAAGCGGCTGGTGCAGTTATCGACGGGACATACGGGCTTTTACGATGATCTGGACCCGGGTATCAAGTCGCAAATCGAAAGCGGCAAGGTCGAGATTCTCAACGAGCGAGAATCCGATGTACAAAAAGTCATGTGGTACAAGATTACCGGGATGGAGATTCTGGAGTCCCGCCCCTGGCTAGGCCGGTGGATACCGATCGTCGAGGTGATCGGAGAGGAAATCGATATCGAAGGAAAAGTCATTCGCTCGGGCATGATCCGCAACGTCAAAGACCCGGCCAAGATGAAGAACTACTGGTCGACTGCTAAGACCGAGATGGTGGCACTGGCGCCAAAAGCGCCGTGGGTAGGCGCCGAAGGGCAGTTCGAGGGGCACGAATACGAGTGGGATAATGCTCATCTGAAGACCTTCGCTAAGCTGGAGTACAACCCGGTGTCGCTCGATGGCCATCCTGTACCGCCGCCGGCCCGGCAGCCGATGGTAGGCATACCCGAGGGCATTGTGCAGGCAGAACAGGGCAGTCAGCAGGATATGTTGGCCACTACCGGCGTGCGGTTCGATGCGACCGCACAGGATAGGCTGTACGACGAATCAGGTAAGGCTCTGAAAGAGATACGGCGTAACGTCGACATCGGATCTTTTCACTTCATGGACAATGCCTCGCGGTCGCTGCGCCATACCGGCCGCATTCTGGTCGACTTGATCCCTAAAATATACGATGTTAAGCGGGTGGTGACGATACTCCGTGAGGACGATTCCGAGGAGCGGGTTACTCTCGATCCGCAGCAGATGCAGTCGATGCAGCGCGCGCCGAACGCCAAAGACCCCGCGGGGCGCAAGTTGTTTAATCCGGCTGTTGGGCAGTATGGTGTAACGATTACGATCGGACCATCGTATGCCACTAAGCGGATTGAGGCGGCCGAAGCGATGATGAAGTTCGCACATGAGCTTCCAGAGAAGGGCGCGCTGATTGCACATCTGATTGCTAAGTACAGCGACTGGCCGGGGTCGGACGAGGCGTATAAAATCCTGACCAAAGCCTTACCACCCAACCTATTGGCTCCTGATCCTAAGGATTTGCCGCCGCAGATCGCATCGTTCGTGAAGTCCATGATGCAGCAGGTTGCCCAGCTTGGCGCCGAGCGCATACAGATGCTGAAGGACTTGACC